CAACAACAAAAAAGGAAAATAAAAAATGGCAACACATCATGGAAAAGAAGGAGTCGTAACTGCTGGTGGAACTGCTGTTGGGGAACTAACAGGATTTACACTAGAGACTACTGCTGATGTTGTAGAAGATACAGCTTTAGCAGATGCAACAAAATCATTTTTAGTAGGCAGAACATCTTTCTCAGGAACTTTAGAAATGAGTTATGATGAAACTGATTCTCCACAACAAACATTAACTGCTGGAAGTTCTATTTCTTTTATAGTTTTACCTGAGGGTAATGCGTCAGGGGATGAGAAGTTCTCAGGCACAGGAATTATTACAGGAATGTCAGTTACTAATGGAATGGATGCAGTAGTTACTAGATCAATTACTTTTCAAGGCACAGGAGCATTAACAAGAGCAACTGTATAATATTAATTTATGAAATTAATAGATTCTGCTAAATCACATTTTGAATCTCTAGGTGTTCAACACATAGAGGTAGAGGAATGGAAAGATGAAGCTGGTAATCCAAGTGTAATATATTGGAATCCAATGAACTTATCTGAAAAAAATAAATTATTTAAAAAATCAGATAATTTAAGTGATGTCAGTATTCTTGCTGATATAGTAGTAATGAAAGCTATTGATAAAGATGGCAATAAATTATTTACCTTAGAAGATAAACTTGCTTTGATGCACAAAGTAGATTCTGATGTACTCTCACGAATAGCGACAGCTATGGTACAAGCAATCACTCCTGAAGAAGTAAAAAAAAACTAAAATCTACACCTGAATTAAAAAATTTACTTATAGTCGCTGATAGGCTAAAAATACCTTTATCTGAACTTTTAAAAATGGAAGTTTGGGAATATAATCATTGGCTTGGTTATCTTTTTCTTGAAGCTGAGGAACATGAACAAGCTATGGTAAAAGCAAGGCACAAATAATGGCACAAAACCTTAAAATAAATATATTAGCAAAGGATAAAACAAAACAAGCCTTTAATGGTATAAGAGGTAGATTACAAAAACTAAAAGACTCAGTAATATCTGTCAAAGGTGCAATAGTTGGTGTTGGTGCTGGACTTGTTGTAAAATCATTTGTCAATGTTGGTAAATCAGTTGAAGATTTACAAGTAAGATTAAAACAGTTGTTTGGTAGTACACAAGAGGGAGCAAAAGCTTTCCAAGTGATGACAAACTTTGCATCAGAAGTACCTTTTTCACTAGAACAAATACAAAACGCATCAGGAAACTTAGCAGTTGTAGCTGGAGATGCAAATAGACTATCAAAGATATTAGAGATTACAGGTAATGTTGCATCTGTTACAGGATTAGATTTTCAAACAACTGCTGAACAAATACAAAGAGCATTTGCTGGTGGTATAGCTTCAGCAGATATATTTAGAGAAAAAGGTGTTAGAGATTTATTAGGTTTTAAAGCTGGAGCAACTGTTACAGCAGAAGAAACTATAAGAGCATTTGAAAAAGTATTTGGCAAGGGTGGTAAATTTGGAACAGCAACCGATGAACTTGCTAATACATTTACAGGTACATTGTCTATGTTATCAGATAGTGTATTTAAATTTCAAAAAAGAGTTGCCGATGCACAGTTTTTCGCATCATTAAAAAAAGAATTTAAAGATTTAGATAAATTTATAAAAGAAAATGAAGCCACATTTAATGATATTGCAGATGCTATTGGTGGTGCTTTAACAGGAGCAGTAAAATTATTATCACTCGCTATTAAAAGTGTAGCAGTAGCAGTTGATTCTGTAACATCAGCTTATGATTTTTTAATTAAGACAGTAAATAAACTTCCATTTGTAAATATACAACATATTTCAAAAGCACAAAGACAATTACTAAGAGAAATATCACAACATGAAGATGCAATTATGAGAATTGCAAGATTAAGAAAAGAAGAATTAAAAAGTAACATTGAGACTTCTCTTGTTCAAAAAAGTACATCCAAAGAACTTAAAAAACAAAAACAAGATATTAAGAATATACATGAAGCACACCTTAAATTTAAAAATAATGTAAAAGCAGAAAACTCTTTAAGAATACAAATTTTAGATAAAGTTATAAAACAAAATGAAGAATTTAATTTATCCAATGAAATATTTAATGGTATAAATAATTTAGCTGGTAGTTTTTCAAGATCATTAGCTGAAGCATTAGTTCTTGGTAAGAGTTTAAATATGTCAATGAAAGAATTAGCACAAAGTCTTTTAGTAGATATTCTTGCAAAAACAATAGAGAGAATTGCTTTAATGGGTATAGAAAAAATATTAAGTGAAACTTTATTCAAAAAAGAATTAGAAAAAGATAATGCTATTAGAAAACAAAACACAAATTTAAAAAGACAAATTGCACTACAATTATTTTTAAATGCCATTGGTGGAGGTGGAGGTGGTGGTAGTGGATTAAAACTATTTGCAAAAGGTGGAGCAGTATCAAAAGGTCAGCCTGTTGTAGTTGGAGAACGTGGTGCTGAAGTTTTTGTTCCAAACAGCACAGGTCAAATACAACAATCAGCTAGAGGTACAGGTAATGGAGCAGTTAATGTGAATTTTACAATTAACACAATAGATTCAAGAGGATTTGACCAAGCATTAATAGAAAACAGAGGTACAATATCTTCAATAATAAATAGTGCATTATCAGAAAAAGGTAGAGGAGAGTTAATTTAATGTCAGGTGCATTTCCAATATCATCAGCTAAATTTCAAACATTAGGTATCAAATCAACACAGAATACTATTATTTCTAAATCTATATCAGGAAAAAAATTATCAAGACAAGTAGATAATCAAAGATTTGGTTTTACTGCTAGAATTATTACAGCAAAAAGATCAGATGTTTATGGAGAACTTATGGCTTTTATTATGAAGCAAAGATCAAGCAAAGAAAATTTTACAATAATCCCACCTGAGATAGAAGATGCAAGAGGAACAGAAACAGGAACAGTATTAGTAAATGGTGTCCACACAGTAGGAGATACAACGATTGCTATGGATGGCTTTGCTGGAGATGGTGCTGGAAGATTTAAAGCTGGAGACTTCTTAAAATTTGCATCACATACTAAAGTTTATATGGTTGTTGAAGATGCTACTTCATCATCTAATGCTTCAACTGTAACAATAGAGCCACCTTTAATATCTGCTTTAGCAGATAATTCAGTAGTTACTTATGACAATGTATCTTTTACTGTTCATCTTACAAATGACATACAAGAGTTTGGTGTAGTAGGTGCAGATAAAGATGGTAATTTATTATATCAGTTTGAGGTTGATGTTGAAGAATCTCTTTAATGAAAAAATATAAAATTACACATTTAATTAGTGCAGACTTTGAAGCAACTGTAATTGTTAATGAAGATGAAATAGATACTAATTTAAACGATTTAAAGGAGTATAAAAAACCTGATAGTAAATTTAATTTTACCATGATAAAAGGTACAGAAAGCATAACAAGAACATATTACGAGGAACATGGCACGAACACTAACGACAGCAGTAAAAAACGAGTTATTAACAAATGAAATACGACCAATTCATTTGCTTACTATTGGATTCTCAACACCTGTAAATCTTACAGATTCTAGCTTTGATTTAACATCATCAGTATCAGGCTCTAGTGTTACTTATACTGCATCTCCATTTCTAGTATCTTTACCATCATTTGAAGAACAAACAGACTTAACAAAAGTAACATTAAGCTTAGTTTTATCAGGAGCAGATCAAACATTTATATCAACAGTTTTAAATGAAAATGTTGTAAATGATACTGTTACAATATTTAGAGGTTTGCTAAATTCATCTAATAGTATTATAGCCGACCCAATATTATTATACTCAGGTAATATAGAAACATTTGATATAGCTGAGTCAGAAACAGACTCTAGTGTTCAGTTATCAGTAGTATCTCATTGGGCTGATTTTGATAAAAAGTCAGGTAGAAAAACAAACAATTCTTCTCAACAAAGATTCTTTAGTACAGATGTTGGTATGGATTTTTCAAGTCAAACAGTATTAGATATAAAATGGGGTAGAAGCTAATGACTACTTTTGATGAAGTTATAAACTTCTATAAACAATTTAATAGATACAAAACCAATACATACGAAGAATTATACAATCACATAATACAATCTATTAATTATAATCAGTATAAAATATTTAAAGATAAAAAAATATATGGTTTTGTTAATTGGGCTATGGTTGATAAAAAAACAGAAGAACATTTTTTAAAAACAGGAGAAGTTTTAGATTGGCATTGTGGAGACTTAATGATTCATATTGATTTTCTTGCTAATAAAAACATAAGAAAAATATATAAATGGTCAAAAAATAATTTAGCAAAAATTATTGGATTAGGTAATAGCACTAATTGGATAAGATTGAATGAAACAAATAAAATAAGAAACATAGTAAAAAAAAGTATTAAGGATAGCTGGTTATGGGTGGAGTAGTTAAAAGTGTTGTAAAAGCTGTATCAAGTGTTGCTAAAGTAGTTAGAGTAGGTAATTTTTTAAGTGGCATGAATCCTTTTGTAGCTTTAGGTGTATTTGCTGTTGGTTGGTTATTTATGAGATCAATGAAGCCTGAAGTACCTGACTTTGGTACAAATGATTTTGAAGAAACAGAGAGAGGTATATTAGTAAATAAACAATCTAACAATGCTTCTATTCCTGTAATTTATGGAGAAAGACTTGTTGGTGGAACAAGAGTATTTATAGAAACATCAGGAACAGATAATGAATTTTTATATATAGCTTTAGTTTTATCTGAGGGAGAGATTAATGCTATTACAGAAATAAGAGTTGATGACAAAGTAGTAACATTTAGTGGTGCATTGAATGATAATACCCAAAGAACAGTAGCAAGTTCAGATAGTAATTTTTATAAAGATGGTGCTAGTTATATTACGATAGAGCCACATTTTGGTAGTGATGGACAGAGTGCATCAAGTTTATTATCTACATTATCATCATGGGGTAGCAATCATAAACTATCAGGTGTTTGTTATCTAGCATTAAAGTTTAAATGGAACTCAGATATATTTGGTGGGATTCCTGTTGTTCAAGCAAAAGTACAAGGTAAAAAAGTTGTTACTTTAGATGCAAGTTTAAATGAGTCGTCTGCAACATTTTCTACTAATCCAGCATTTTGTTTATTAGATTATTTAAGAAACGAAAGATATGGAAAAGGTATTGAAACAGCTAATATAGATTTACAATCTTTTAGAGACGCATCACAAGTTTGTATTACTCAGGTAACACCATTTTCAGGTGGAAGTGATATTAATATATTTGACACAAATGCAGTTATAGATACATCTAAAAAAGTAATTGATAATGTCAGAGACATAGTAAAAGGTATGAGAGGTTATCTTCCATATGTTCAAGGCAAGTATAAATTAGTTATAGAAACAACAGGGTCAGCTTCAGTATCACTTACAGAAGATGATATTATTGGTGGATATAATTTAGCATCGCCATCTAAAAATTCTAAATACAACAGAGTTATTTGTTCTTATATTAATCCTGATAGAAACTTCCAAGTAGATGAAGTTCAATATCCAGCTATAGATGATAGTGGTTATTCAACAGCAGACAAACACGCAACTATGAAATCAGCAGATGGTGGATTTTTATTAGAGGGTAGATTTGATTTTAGAACTATTACTTCAACCTATCAGGCTGAAGAAATGGCTGAGATTATTTTAAGAAGATCAAGAGAAAGCTTAGGTCTTAGTATTACTTGTGGATTTAAGGCATACGAATTACATATAGGAGATATAGTAAATATTACATTATCTAGTGTTGGTTTTTCTACAAAAGCTTTTAGAGTTTTATCTATGACATTTAATGCTGATTACACAATCAGTTTGCAATTAGTAGAACATCAAGACTCACATTATACTTGGGCATCAAAAGGACAGGTTGCTAGTACACCATCAACTAACTTACCAAATCCTTTTTCTATTCAGCCACCAGCATCAATTACATTATCAGATGAAATGATTGAATATGCAGATGGTGTTGTATTAACAAGATTAAATATTCAAATAGGAGCAAGTACAGACCAATTTGTTCAGTATTATCAAGTAGAAGCAAAACAAAGCACAGAGTCTAATTTTAAAATAATATCAAATGGTACACAATTATTGCATGAATTACTTAATGCTGTTGATGATGCTACATACGATGTAAGAGTAAAAGCTATTAATAGTTTTGGTGTATCTTCAAGTTATATATCAGCAAGTAGAAAAATTGTAGGTGCAACTGAAATACCTAATAATGTTGATGATCTTTCTGTATCTATGGTTGGGTCAAATCAAATGGAGTTATCTTGGACACCTGTAACAGATTTAGATATTAGTTGGTATGAAGTAAGATACCAAGATGTTCAAAGTGGCTCTACATGGAATGATAGTACACCACTTGCTAAAGTAGTTAGAAGAAAATCTAACTCACTTGTAGTAAATGCACAAACAGGTAGCTTTTTAATTAAGGCAGTAGATAAATTAGGAAATGCAAGTGCTGAAGCTTCTATTGTAACTACTAATATTTCAGGATTACAACAATTTAAAAATATATTAACTGTGAGTGAATAATGGCAGATTTTTTAGGAACAAGAGATAGTAATGTTGCATTATCAGAAGATAATGTTGGAAGAAAAGTTTTAATATTAGATACGATTACACAATTTGATAGTGGTGTTGGTAACATAGAATCAGCAGAGGGTGTCTTTGATCTTGGTGGAACAGACTCTACTTCTAATCCAACAAACTTTAATTCTAATATACAATCATCAGGATTTTATACATTTGCAAATACCATATCATTAGATGCAGTTTATGA